GTAGACGATCAGCAACGAGTAGTCGAATTGCTGTGTTTGTTGCAGTCAGACCAGATTTGACATTGGTGATGGATGCGTTAGTATTGGCAAGATGTTGACGTTCAATCAGAGCATTAGCAGCAATAAACGAGTTGGTATTTGCTAGTGCGCTATTGAATGTAGTTGTATTGACCTTTGTAGCAATATAAGCATTGGTATTTGCCAATAGTGTCTTGACATAAGTGTTAGATGCCTTTGTACCTAGGCTGGTAGCAATTGTAGCGGCAAAGTTTGCGTCATCACCAATTGCAGAAGAGAGTTCTTTAAGAGTGTTTAGCAAAGTTGGCGCCGCGTTTACAAGGGCATCAACTGCTGAGTTTACATATACCTTTGTAGCATAGTTGGTATTTGTGTTGGCAAGAGCAGCATTAAAGGTCGAAGTACTGACCTTAGTTCCAATAAAGACATTGGTATTGGCTAACTGTGCTTTGATAAACGCATTTGTATTTGCTAGTGCGCTATTAAATGTCGTTGTATTTACTTTAGTCGCAATAAAGGTATTGGTATTAGCGAGATGTTGACGTTCAAGAAGATCACCAGCAGCAATGTAACTATTGGTATTGGCAAGTGCTGAGTTGAATGTGGTTGTGTTGACCTTTGTAGCGATAAAGGTATTGGTGTTAGCAAGTGCGCTATTGAATGTAGTTGTATCTACTTTTGTAGCAATATAAGCGTTTGTATTAGCAAGGTGTTGCCGTTCAACTAGGGCATTTGCAGCAATAAAACTGTTAGTGTTAGCAAGTGCTGAGTTGAATGTGGTTGTATTTACCTTAGTAGCGATAAAAGTATTTGTATTTGCGAGTGCTGAGTTAAATGTGGTTGTATTTACTTTAGTCGCAATAAATGTATTTGTATTTGCTAGTGCTGCGCGTTCTGTTGCTATTGTTTGAAAGGTAGCAACTGCGTTGGCAACTTCTAGATATCTCGTTGTCGAACCGCCACCTGGTGCCCAATATACTGATGTGCCGTTGGTGCGTAGAGTATAATTCGGTGAGCCAAGTGACCCGTTAGCAATCAATCCCGATAATGTGGTATTACCAGATACAGCGAGATTTGTACTGATTGTTGCGCGACCAGTGTGCGCCAACAGACCAGAAGTTGTTGGATTTACTTTAGTTGCGTATGTAGCAGCGGCATTAGCAACCTGTAGACGATCAGCAACGAGTAGTCGAATTGCTGTATTAGTGCCAGTTAAATTTGTATTGATCTGCCCAATAGCAAGATTCGTATTGGCTAATTGTACACCGCCAACTAAACGAGTTGTCGAAGAGTTAGCACCGACATATAACTTTCCGTCGATTAAGTTGATTGCCAATTCACCAGTAGATAGTCCGGATGGAATTGATCCTGGAGTAGAACTTCTTTTAATACGGATTACTGATGACATGATGTTTGTTCTCCCTGGTTACTAATTGTATGGTTTGTATGGTTATTTATAAAAAAAATTATCTCTTTATTGTAAAAATACCAAACAATTTGTTCGATTTCTTTTCAACTTTATGCGGTTCCGATACTTTTTTGACAGAAAATTTCTCGATTGTCTTTTTGTTTTGTAGTCTGTCACTGCCAGATATAGATTGATTTTTATTTATAGATTTTAGTCTGTCACTGCCAGATATAGATTGAACTTGAGCGCTTAATCCAACTCTGTCTATCTGTTTATCCTTTTTAACTTCCTCTTTAAATTTATACCTATCTATTTCTTCCGATTGACTCGTCATTTGTCTCATTAGAAACGCAATCTTATTCCGATATTTGTCTATTTCTTCAAATTGAGTAAGTATTTGTTTTTCTAAAATCTCAGTATTAGCACGATGTCTGTCTATTTCTTTTTCTTGATCAATTATTTGCTTTTCTAAAAGCGCAATCTTTGTTTCTAACATCAATGTGGTTTGAGTTAGTTTGTTAATCGTATTTTGTTGTTGCTGAATATATATATCTAATGTTTCATTTTCCTTGCTCATAATTTATCCTATCATATATCATACGTACAATCCGCCATCAACACCACTAAACGTTGGAGTACCGTTTGCTGCTATTTGTAAAATGTCACCAACACTCCCAGTCGCAAATGTGAGTTTTGATGTATTTGCCGCATACATTACGCCGTTTGTAGTAAATGATGTTAGACCAGTTCCGCCATATTGAGTTCCCAACACATTTGTAAGAATTAGATTCGTAATTGTTACATTACCTGGACTACTTATAAGCGTTCTAAGAGCAGTATTTGTGCTTGTTAGATTTGTGTTAAGTCTAGCAATCGCAGCATTTGTATTGGCAAGTACTTGCTTTACATATGTGTTAGATGCTTTAGTAGCAAGACTATTTGTAATGCTAGTAGAAAAACTCGCATTATTGCCAACAGCATCTGCAAGTTCTTTAAGTGTGTTTAGTAGAGTTGGCGCTGCGTTTACTACTGCTGCTATAGCATCATTTACATATACTTTAGTCGCATAGTTAGTATTGGTATTAGCAAGTTGTGATCGAATAAAGGCATTTGTATTAGCAAGATGTTGCCGTTCGATTAGAGCATTAGCCGCAATATATGCGTTTGTATTTGCTAGACTACCAACAGCAGCAATTTCCGAATACCGAGCAATACGAGTGCCGCCAGCAGTTACACCATCGTGAACCCGCAGAGTCTTATTCGTCGTGTCAACAGTCACTTCACCGAGCGCACCAGTAAATGTGGTATGCTGATTTGAAGTACCTCGTCTAAATCTAACTTCTACTGACATTTATAGTAGTGCCCCGTAGTCAAAAAGCGGATCAACTTCCGCAGGATCACTTAGTGAACCATAATCTCCTGTAAGATATCCATAATCTCTTTGTTCTATTGCAGTAAAAATTAAATCGCCGTTTACTTCTACTATTTCAATATTTCTTCCAGCCTTTAGCTTCTTAAGTATTACTTGACTATTTATATTACTTAATATCAGACTTGTTCCATTTGCTAAAGGAGCATCTGATACTGTACTTCCTCCACCAGCAGAAATACTTTGAATATATGCGTTGGTATTTGCTAACTGTTGTTTGATAAACGCATTTGTATTTGCTAGATGCTGCCTTTCAAGTAGTGAGTTAGCAGCAATATATGAGTTGGTATTTGCGAGGGCTGAGTTAAAGGTTGAAGTGCTGACCTTAGTCCCAATAAAGACATTGGTATTGGCTAACTGCGCCTTGATAAACGCATTGGTGTTGGCAAGTGCTGAGTTAAAGGTTGAAGTGCTGACCTTAGTCGCAATAAAGGCATTGGTATTAGCCAATGCTGCTTGAAATGTTGTATTAGCAACATAGGTAGAAGTAAGATACGAGTTTGCTACGTTGCCGCCACTCGATACAGTAAATACTTCCCAGTTCGTTTCGGCATTGGGCATTGCGCCGGTATTTGGATCGCGAACTTGTCCTACACCAAGAGTGTACTTATAATAGTTACCACTCGTTCTAGTATATCCACCAGCCGTGTAGCCAGTCTTAATATAGACTAGCATACCTTCAGTTATTCTTGCGCCACTAATGTCAGTTAATCTATCACCACTAGAGCCACTTATGCTTTGAAGTGTACCACGGATTTCTGTATCAAGGACAATAGGATGAGTGGAGTTTGGACTCCAAGTTCCTGGCCATGTATTTCGGGTTAAGCCTGAATAATCAACCGACATTACGAAATACTCACGTAAGTTGTTCCGTTTTGTAGAGTGATGCCATACAGTGTATATGCTTCAGCCGTATATCCAGATAATGGACTATCAGGTTCGAGATTAACTGAACTTGTTGTTGTGGCCACATCAGATAATAGACTCACTGATGCGCCAGTTTTAAATGTTGTTGGCTGACTTGCCGCAGTCCTAACAGCAAACCAATATCCTTGAGGCACACCAGAACTATTTGTAATATTGCCACTCACAGTTTTTACCTGATCTCCGTATTGGGTTACAGTACTCTCAAATGTGGTTCCAGATACTATGTCTGCTCTAGACGGCGGCGAAGATGTAGAAGAAGTGAATATTGCAAACGAAGGATATGTAAATGTCGCGCTGTGTGATGCTGAGTTTGGACCAAGCGTTGCCGTATAACTTGTTCCAGTCACAGATATTGGTCTAGTAAGCGTGGTATTTAGTGTTACTGTTCTTGAAGTGTCATTATTTGTTTTATGGATTGGAGCAGTAAATGTAAATGTACCAGATCCAGTTGCGTTACTCACTGTGCCATTAGAAGCAGTTACCGCAAATACACGATTTGCTGAAGTAGTAATACCGGTACCAGAAACGCTATAAGATGTAGAAGAATAGCTTGAAAGGAATGTTTGCCCAGACATTGGTGTTAGTGATATACTATGTGTCGGGTTAGCCCAATTGATAGTAAATGACGCCGTAGATGTTGTATATTCAGATTCGGAACTACCAGAAAATACATTAAACCTAACAAGTCCTGTTGCAGTTCCGCCTGTAGAACTTGAACTTACTGGTCGAATAAAAGATGACCCCGTTGCTGTAAACGATTGTGTCCAATCTATGCCACCAGCTGGAACAGCAGATTTAGCACCTGCCGTATATCCTGCTAGAGTTGTATAGATTGAACCTGCTGTCTGTGATATACTTAAAACACTACTGATATATTGATCCAACACATCTGATGGATTATCAACACTGACAGAGAATCCTGTCGCCGCTACGTCCCAGTTTAAGGAAGAACTACTTAGACCAGAAGCAGTCATAGATGGCGTAAATGTCGCAAGTGTAAGTCTAAGTTGACTTGATGAAAACTCAGCAACTCGAACAGTATTTGTTGTGCCATTTTCAACATAACCAGTCAGTGTTCTATAGATACCATTTGTGGTAAATACAAATGGGCTTGAAATGACCGAAGCAATCCGAGTATTTGTGTTAGCTAACTGAGATTTAATGAATGAGTTAGTATTAGCAAGATGTTGGCGTTCAATCAGCGCATTAGCAGCAATAAACGAGTTAGTGTTGGCAAGATGTTGGCGTTCAATCAGCGCATTAGCATCAATATAATAGTTGGTGTTAGCTAACTGAGATTTAATGAATGAGTTGGTGTTGGCTAAAGCACTATTAAATGTAGTAGTATTTACCTTAGTTGCAATAAAGGCGTTGGTATTAGCAAGATGTTGGCGTTCTGTTAATGCGTTAGCAGCAATATAAGAGTTGGTGTTAGCTAGTGCTTCATTAAATGTAGTGGTATTTACCTTAGTCGCAATAAAGGCATTGGTATTAGCAAGTACTGATTGAAATCTTGTATTAGCAACATAGGTAGAAGTAAGATACGAGTTTGCTACATCGCCGCCAGTGGATTCTCTTGCTTCCCATTTTTTAGTAGATGCATTATATGTAAGTACATATTCATCTTGAGCGGTAGATATGGATTGATAATCTACATCGTCTAAAAACTTTAAAAGAACTTCACCACTGCCTGCTGAAACCTGAACTCCAGAGTTACCGCGAGCCAATGCCATTCGCGTAATCTGTGATGATATCTGTGAAATAAACTCATCATATAACTTCTGAAATCTCTCCTCGACTGGCTTAATATCAGCATCTTTGCCATCTTTGCCGGGAAGCCCCTGCTCGCCTCTTTCTCCAGATTCGCCTCTTTCTCCAGTTAGACCTCGAACACCCTGAACGCCGCGAGGACCAATATCGCCAGTTTTGCCAGTTTCACCTTGAATACCCTGAATGCCTCGCGGGCCCGTTGCGCCACGAGCACCCTGAAGCCCACGTTCACCGTGAAAAACTTGAACTGGTATAGGGTTCTCAATATCTTCGACCTGGAGATATTTTACACCAGTTTGATTTTGAATGTCCTTCTGAAGCGTAGAATATAGTTCCTCAAGAAGTTTATCCTTAAGGTTACTATTTTCTTTTTTTATTACCGCTAATAGTGTTACAAGAAGTTTGGCATTCTCAATCGTTGGTTGCATGTAGATTATTCCTTATAATCTTCTAGAACCTCAGTATCGTCCATTGAATCTTTAATAAGCGAAGAATCTCCTGCCATAGAATCCATAAATCGAGTCATACTTTCGATTAGTTTTTTCTCTTCGTCTGAGATATCGATTTTTTCTTTTATTTCTATTTGTTCTCTTACCGCAGAAGGTTTCTTAGGAGTAGGGGCTTTCTTCTGAAATGCTGGCGATTGTTGAGGTTGTGGTTGAGATTGTGGTTGTTGCCCGTCTTGTGCCATATCTTGTTGTGCGGCAACATTCATATCTTCTTCGTCTGCTATTTCCTGTTCAATTTTGATGATATCTTCTTCAGTCATTTGTAATACATTTTCACGGACATATTGAAGTGAGAAATATTTACCTACATATATATCAATATTTTGAAGAATACCTAATCGAGCATTAACAATCTCTTGTTCTTTAAGTTCAGCATAATAGTTGTCACGAAGAAAATCATAATGAACGTTTTCTTTTATTAGTTTCCATTCCTCTTTACTCATTACACCGCGAAGAACAAGTTGAGTTTCTAGAATTGTATCAAATAAATGAGTAAATCTACCACGAAGTCTATCGATCAGTTTAGAGAACTTGATTTCGTCTCTTGTGATTTCACCAGACCGACCCATATTAAATGATGCGTCAGATTGAATGCGCGTTTGTGGCACATTTAGTGATTTATAAACCTTGCGACGAAAATATTCTACGTCATCCATTTCGCCAAGATTTTGACCACCAGGAAGCGTAGTGATTTCTGTGCCACGACCGCCTTCACGACGAGGTAGCCAGAAGTCCTCTAACATGGTCATGTACTTACGATCATCACGAACTTCACCTGTAGCGGCATCATAAACAAGTTTATTTTTATGTTTTGTCATCATATCTTTTAGATATTGTTCGGCCTTCATTTTAGGAAGATTACCGACATCAATATAGAAAATACGTCTCTCGGGCGCACGAGATAGACGATAAATGACGGTAGCATCTTCAAGCATCCGTAACTGATTCATCGGCTTGATTGCTTTATGCAGATGTGATAGAACCATACGATTGCGTTGATCTAAAAGACCAGATGTTACATATACTACAGAATCTTTAGAAATCTTTATTCCCATATTCATTGTAGCAGGATTTGCGCCTGCTGCCATTGGATTAGCAACATTGCCTGGGCTATAGAGATAATATTCATTGTACGCAGGAACAATAGGAAGAGGGCGTGAAGCTGCCTGTGGATCTTTACGCATTGCTTCGCGCACTTTACGAATACGTCTAGGATCAATGTATCTAAGTTCTTGTAGACCATCGCGAGGGCGTTGTTCATTGATCATCATATGATAGTAAATACGTCCATCAATATACCAACGTCTAAAGATATCATATCCCATGTTTTGAAAATCTAGGAGTTTAGTAACAGTCTTAAACTCTTCGCGAATCTTATCTTTGACTCGATCTGGCATCTCAATATTATCGAGATTGATTTGAACTAGAGGTTCATTTTTTTCATGAATGATTGCTTCATTTACAATATCATCTATAGCAGATTCAACTTCAGCCTGTAAAGCAAGATCACGATATCTCGTGACAAGTTCAAGCTCCGTTCGAACTGTGCCCTCTAAATCAACAAATGTTCCATATGAACCGCCCGGTGCGACTTCATACGAACCATCTTCATTTGGTGGCGGAGCAAAAGACGGAATGTCCGAAGCGTCTTTTTTTGAGTCTTCTGCTTTACTTAGCTTGAAACCAAATAACTGTATTGCCATGCCATAATAATCCTATTGATTAGTTCATACTATTTATATATATTCAATGACTAAAAAAAGGGGAGGCGTTTATTCCTCCCCTTCAAATTTACATCAACGTTTTATTATTGTTTTTATACTGCAATGACACCAGTTGTTGTGGGAGCAACAATGCGCCAGAAATCATATTCAAACGAAACATCAAACTGTTCAATCGCTTCGCCATCATCCCAACTCAGAGCAATTGCTCCTACTTCCTGTGGGAATATATTGACAAACTCATATGTACGAACTGGAATGCCAGTCTTACCATACTGAGTTACTGTAGCGGTTGTGCGGTATGATGAGTTTGTAGCAAGTGCGGTATCACGAATATTCGCTTCGTGCCGATTAATATTATTGCTCCAAATTTCCATTGCTTGACGAATTGCGAAATCTTCATCATTCAATACTGTCACTGTCCATGGAGCAAAGGTACGATTACCAGCAAACTTAACATCACGTCCGAAATATTTAATCGGAATGACACCAAGTGTGCTTGCTGGAATCTGTGCTGCTTTACATGTAAAGTTAAATCGTGCGCCAACATTAGGTACGCCTGTTGGAGTATCAACGATTACGCTGAAAAGTGATGGACGAGCACCGCCTAGAGGTAAACCAGCAGCGGCAAATTCAGAAATGTTAAAAGCCATTTTATTAAATCCTTTCTTCTATTTAGCCGTTAAAATTGCCCAACTACTTCACTAAACTCAACTCCCGTGCGAACTGCCACAAAGTTAAGTTGAATAAAGTTGATGCTGCGAGCAGGTTTAACATAGATATCACCGATGAATTCGTTGCGATCAATAACTTCACCAGTATTATTGGTGTCATCACAAACTACGCGGAAATCATAGATACCACGGCGACCCTGAACATCACGAAGGAATGGTTCAACGATATTACGGAACTGTGCGCGAGTGAATTCATCATTGAACTCAAATAGTGAGAACTTAGCAGCAGTTGAAATAGCCTTTTCTAGAACAATGAAAAGACGACGAACGTTAATACGATCAAATGCGCTTGGCTTGGCAAGAAGTGTCTTATCACCAAACAGTACGGTACCCTGACCTGGGAATGTTACGACTGGATTAATACCATTCTTGTATAGTTGATCACGCGCGGCTTTAGCAGGATTAAATGCAAGTTTGATTACATTTTTAACCTGACCACGATTGAAACCTGCGGGAGAAAACCAAGGATCACGGTCGTTATCTGTACGAACCATTAGACCAGCAGTATCACCATTTAGTGCGACATATCGATATAAATCATTATACTTGTCGTACATATACTTGAAGCCGCTATCCAAAATCGCATATGAAGACGATGGAAGAAGATTGCGGAAAGTAACTGTATCGTCAACTTCTTTATTTACATAGTTTGAGTTATTGACGACATCTGCTCGACGAGGTGAGATAACAGCAACACAATCTTTACGCTTCTCTACGATATTGTTGATGATATGAATCGCTCGTGTCTGATTTGTTTCACCAGCAAGAATCATAGAAACGTCTACGTCTTCTGCAGAAGCAAATAGATTATACCCATTGATATAATCTGCGTCACGAGGAGTATTGCCGTCTTTACCGTGTGTCAGTGAATCGTTGATTGGTAGTGATTGTGTGCCCGCACCAAATGATATGCCTGCCGCCTTTTTACCACTGTTAGTGATACCAGATGGATGAGCAGCAAACCAAATATATTGTGACTGGTCATTGATTACATTACGGAAGAAGTTGCCTGCGCCATCTGCTGTCTTTGCGTCAAACGCTTTTGACACCTGACTAAATGTTTCAATGACTGTATTGCCAGTTCCTGTCCAACGACCGTCTTCATCGACAACAACGATATGCATTTCATCGCTTGAACCACCTTGAATAGACACATAATCCGATGTAGCAGGAGAAGAGTTAAAGTTGTTATAGAACTCCCAGCGACGAGTCGTTGATGTCTGACCTGCTGCTGGTGAAGTATTACCAACATACTTTGACTGAAGAACAAGTGTATTTGAAGAAACTGAAGCAACTTTTACTTGGACTCTATCTGCGCCAGCAAGGAGAATATCGCCAACTCTAATGAGAGACGTCAGTGCGTTTGCGCCAACGCCATTGGTTGGTGAAGTAACTGTTGTTGAGTTATTTGAGAATCGAAGCCTTGGTGTAAGTGTGCTTTCAAATGCGTTTGCTGTTGGGCAGATAGAAACTCGAAGAGAGTTGCCCGCATCGCCAGGATACTTCGCAATCCAGTTACCTACGCCAGTGATTGCTGAACCTGTACCACTTGCTGCGGCAAAAGAAAGGTCATAATGATCAGCGTTTCTTACGACGGTATTCTTTGTGTTTGCAGCATTACTGATAGCATTTCGTGCTACAACCGAATCTGTGGCAAGAGTGTCAGTATTTGAACTGCGAACAACACGAACGACATACAACTTATTACCGTAGCCTAGGAAACTAGCAGCAGGAAAGAAATCGCTCGATGTATTAGCGTTTGGTGCGCGAAACTGCTTAACGAGTGTATCTTCGCTGTCTACGAGAACGCGTTGCTGTACAGGTCCCCAACTCAAATGAGCAGCAATGCCACCTTCAGTCGTGCTTACGGCTGGAATAATAGTCGTAAGATCGATTTCCGATACATTTACACCTGGAGAAACTTGAAACGGCATGGTAAATCTCCTTTTTTAATGAAATTATTATTCTTGATTATTTATAAAAAGACAGTTCTCTAAAACTTGTTGTTCCAAAATCCAGTGTCTGTTCGTATATTATCTATACTTTCTGGTTCTTCTACACCATCATCTATGAATCCAGCAGGCATTAGGTCGTCCATCATATCACCATATCGTTCTTCTGAAAGTTTATTTCTAACATCCATGCTAGTAAGTTGCTTAAATGCTGGTTGGCGAATAAACCAAGAAAACATGACAAGGCACATTACTAAATCGTCATGATATCCATCTTCGGCTTCATATGATTGAAGTCTAGCAACAAATGTGGACATTTCCTCAATCGTTTCGAAGTCGTTTACGATTAGTTTATCACCCTCAATCAAGTCTTTAAAGTTAGAACAACCAATCCGCTTGACTTGCTTTGTCATCCTAACACCAAAGTTAGACCGACTCGCAAATCCAAAGTTAGCGCGTTGACCCGCTCGACCCTTCATAATACTGGTTATAATATTTTCATATTCTAAATCCTGATGAAGTGCTTCTGCTACCATCTGCCCAATATCATTTGTTTCTGGTAGAACGTATGCATTATTATACCATCGCCCATATCTGTCGATCATTTCTGGAAATAACATGGGAGATATAGTATTGTCACGATATTTTGCTACCATTTTGTATGGCATAACAGATATATCAATAATTGGAAATACAGAATAGTCTTGCCCAACTCCATGCGCAGTATCTACGGGTATTAGATATGAATGATTTATTTGAGGTTCTTCGTATATATCTAATCCCCACTTGTCTTTATTTGGAGTTGTAAACGCAAGTTCACGAAGTTTGATTGGGCTTATTAAAGTATTACTTGATCCAATGAATTCGCACTCAAATTCTTGCCTAAATTGATCTTCGGATGTATTTCGGATAGTTTCATCTCGCCAAGCATCATCTCTACCAGGAATCTGCCTCCAGTGAACTTCGACTGGTACATATGAACTTCTATTTTCAATGGCATCAATCCACATCTTATAATAATGATTCATACCACTTGGAGTAGAAACGATGATAATCTGTGTTGATTGACCTGAACTGATTGTAGGGTAAACAGAGGCAAAGAAGTTTTCTGCTATATTTCTCGGCACGAATGCAAATTCATCAAGGAAAATTAAATTATACGATCCGCCGCGAATGGCAGAAGATGATGTAGCAGCAGATACGACTTTACTGCCATTCTCTATCTCAATGTTGCCCTTATTCCATGTAACAACGCCTTGTTGAAGCCACTTTGGAAGATTTTCATATGCGAGTTTAATCTTTTCAAGCAGATCCATTGCCAATCTGCCTTTGTTAGCCAGAATAGCAACATTTTGATTATCATAAAATAATATACGCCAAAGAATAAAGGCGGTAACAGTGGTGGACTTACCAGACTGTCGCGGCATCTTTGTAATAACGAATCTATTTTTATCAAACTTTCTTATCATATCTCGCTGATAATCATACATATCAAAGGGCACGAGCCCTCGGTCTACGTTGACGATTTTTATATAATGTTCAGCAAAATATTCCGGACTCTCAGAACATTTAATGTATTCGTCTATTTGTTCCTGTGTGAACTGAATAGGTACATTGGTGCGCTTGAGTTGTGGGTTGCCAAGATAAACTTCGCTCATATTACTTTACGGGCTTCTT